CGATCCTCGCGAACCTGATCGGCGATGTCTCGATCGCGATCCCGCGGCAGCCTAACTCTCAGGCGGGCACGAAGGACGACTACGATGTCGAGATCATGGAGGCCGGCGCGAGCAAGGCGCGGGTGTTCCTCGAGTTCATCGACTGGGCGTCGGTGAACATGAAGGAGCTGATCATCGGCCAGTCTTCGACGACCGAGAAGGGCGGAAGCGGCATGGGGCTTGGCGTGAGCACGCAGCACGCGAAGACCTTCAACCGTCATCAGCGGTATGTCGCCCGCGGGCTCGAGGAGACGATCCAGCGGCAACTGATCGTGCCGATCGTGGACATGAACTGGGGTCCGCAGGAGCACTATCCGAGCTTCCGCTACGCGATCGCCGATCCCGAGGTCGGCATCTTCATGGATGCGGTGAAGTCCGCGATCGACATGGGTGCCGAGGTCGCCGAGGACGATGTGGTGCAGCGTCTCGGCCTCGCGAAGCCGCGGCCCGGGCAGCGCGTGCTGAGTCTCGACACGATCAACGCGGCCTTCGGTCCCGCCGGTGGCGGACCGTTGGGCGGCAAGGCTGTGAACGCGCACTCGGGCTCGAAGCACGCGAGCAACGGTCATCCCGTGCGGACGCCGGGCGAGCGCGACAGCTTCGACCGCGAGTCGGTGCGTGGCGTGTTCGATTCGGTGCTCGCTTCGATCGACGAGGGGGCTGAGTGACGACGGCGGCATTCGATCGCGTGGAGAGCGAGGCGATTGGTCGGGTCCGCGTGATTCGAGGCGGTCTGCTGCCGTCGCGCGAGGAGGACCGCGAGCGGACGAAGGGCATCATCGAGATCGCGATCGGCCTCGCTCTGCTGCTGGGCTTTCGCCGCGCTTGGATGACGACCGGCCGCGATTTTCGGATTGATGTGTCGAAACCGATCGGCGAGATCGTGCGTGATGCGGCGTACCAGGCTCCGCAGCTTCGGACGCGCCTGATCCGTGTGCCGTCGCTGGCGTCGTCTCAGGCGTCGCTGGTGGTGGATGTCGGCACGCGTCTGTCCGCGGCGATCCTGTCGAACGAGTCGCCTGCTGTCCGCGAGGAAGCCGCGAGGCTGGTCGCCGCCGGCGCGAAGCCCGAGGAGGGCAGTCAGGCCGCCGGCGCCGTCCGCCGGCTTGAGGGCGTGCGTTCTCGCTTCGAGCGTGGCGCGGAGACGGCGCTGTGGTCGGCGTTCCATGAGGGTCTGAGCGAGGCTGCCGTGGTTCCTGCGGTGGTGGCGGCTGTGCCGCTGTGGATGGATAGGGCGGTCGGTGACAAGGTCACGCGCGGCAGGCCGGACGGCTCGTATCCGGAGCCGCATAGGCACTTCCAGTTTTCCGGTTACACCAACACGATGTCGGAGTTCAAGCGTCGCGGTCTGGTGCCGCCGCTGGGTCCGCACTGTCGCTGCACGCTGGTTCCGATCACGATGGCGGATGCGCACGATCGCGGCCTGTACCGCGACGGTCGGCCGGTCCCCGGCGCTCTTGCCGCGTTGAATGGCGAGCGGGAGCGGCTGGTGGACGCTGGCGTGGTCCCTGACGCCGGATGGCGTCGCGTGACGGCCTGACGGGCAACCGAGGAGAAGCCAGAGGCGATCGAAGGGGGTTCGCGTGGGCCAAAGAGTGCCGGTCGTCGGCCTCGCGCGGTGATGCGTCTGCGTGGCGCGTGTGAAATCGCGGCATGCACGCACTGAGAGGCCCCCACCGAGTCGATTTCATGGGCGACAAGGTCGTTATCCGCGACCTTGGGCTGTTCTGCGGCTTCCATCGGAAGTTCGACAAGCCGGACTCCCGACTGGCGAAGTTCGACCGCAGGAAGATCGACGAGATCGTCGCACACACGGCGGAGCGGATGCGGATCGGCCAGTTTCCGCAGGTGATCGAGCGACACACGGGCAAGGACGGCGCGCGGCCGGAGTGCTGCGGCCGTGTCGTGTCGGTTCGCGCGGATCACACGGCGGATGCGAGCTATGTCCGCGGCGATGTCGAGATGTCGCGATCGGACTTCGAGGAGCGGGTGAAGAGCAACCGGTGGACTCGCCGCTCGGCCCAGGTCTGGCCGGACGGTCATTTCAGCGAGGTCGCGCTGCTCGGCAACGAGACGCCTGCGCGTCCGCTGGAGGACACCCATTTCGAGCGTGAGGGCGAGGCCCTCGAACTGGCGATGGAGGGGGCTGTCCATTTCGACACCTCGTCCGCGCCGACGGTTCCGGAACTGCTGCCCGCCAAGAAGGGCAAGCGCAGAAAGGACGACACGATGGACGAGGACACCGACAAGGTTGTCGCGCAGAAGGACGCCGAGATCGGCGCCCTCACCCGCCAGCGCGACGACTTCCAGAAGGCCAACGAGGGTCTTCGGAGCGACTTCGAGAAGGCGCAGGCGGCTTGGGCCTCCGAGCGTGCCGACTTCGAGAAGCGGCTGAAGGCGATGGAGGACGAGTCGAAGCGGCTCGACTGCGAAAAGATCCTCGGCGAGCTTGAGCGCGACGGCTACGCCTACGGAGGCGACATTCGCGCCCAGATGTTCGACCGCCTGATGGCGGCTCCGGACCGCGCCAAGGAGGCGGCATGGATCCGCGCGACGGGCCGCAAGGTTCCGTTGGGCGAGGCCGGTCGTCTCGACCTGAGCAAGACGAAGGCGGGGGGCGGCTCCAAGCAGCTCGACGCCGAGACCATCCAGAACTTCCAGAAGCAGGCCGACGGCGATCCCGCGAAGTACCGCGAACTCGTCGAGAAGCACATTGCGGGCTGATGCCCGGAGGACATCGACATGGGCGCATTTTCTGACACTCCCAACCTGATCGCCGGCGGCGACATCCTGCCTTGCCGTGTGGTCAAGCTGAGCACTTCCGCCGACAACACCGGTCTTCAGGCGACTGCCGCGACCGAGATCGTGATCGGCGTATCTGCGGACACGACCCGTCGGTTCGATGCTTCGCAGTGCGCGATCGCCGGCGAACCGCTTCCGCTTCAGGGCGGATGCGAGCTTCTCATCGAGGCCGGTGCCGCGATCACTCGCGGCGCGAACCTTGAGGTGGATTCCGCAGGCCGCGTCATCACCGCCGCCACCGCATCCGGTACGGCGATGTTCCCCTTCACCGTGCTTGAGAGTGCCGCCGGCGCCGGCGCGAAGATCAAGTGCATCTGGAACCGCGGCTTCCGCGTGAAGCTGTCGTAATCCCTTCCCCTTCCGAAAGAAAGTGAGGCTCCAATGCCCGCAGTTGGCGCAGGGATGAACACCTTCACCCCCGCATTCGATCCGGCCGCTACCGGATCGCTCCAGATCGAGTTCACCCGGAACCCGAAGACCTTCAAGCTGAACCGCTACTCGCAGCTGATCCCCGTGACTCAGCTTGCGGGCTACTACATGCGGGTCGATCCGAAGAATGCCGTTCGCATCGTGAACGAGCAGGACGGCGTCTGGCCGATCGGTCAGGACCGTCCGACGGGCGATCCGGTCGATGTGGACCTGACCCCGCAGTTCGCGTGCAAGCGGTTCACCGACGGGTTCAATGTCCCGAACGAGACGGCGGACAGCGCGAAGTTCGATGTGGTCGCGATGCACGCCCGCATCGCGGCGACGAAGGCGATGACCCGACGAACGCTGCGTTCGTGGACCACGCTGACGACCGCCGCGAACTACACCAGCGGCGAGAATCTCTTCGCGAACACGACCGCCCTTGTCGGCGGCGCCAAGCCGTGGAACTCGGGTGCGGACAACGCGAACATCCAGGAGGGCGTGCAGGCGGCTGTCCAGCGGATCCAGCTGAACACCTCCGGTGTCGTCGGTCCGGAGTCGGTCGTGATGGTCTGCAACCCGAACACGGCGAAGACCATCAGCCAGCAGCCGGAGATCAGGAACTATGTGAAGAACTACCCCGCCGCGATGGAGTTCCTCAAGGGCTCCCGCGAGTTCTCGACATGGAACCTGCCCGGCAACCTGTTCGGTCTCGGCGATGTCGTGGTCGAGGATGCCGTTCGGGTCACGACCCGCCGCGGCGCATCGACGCAGACGACGACCTATGTGTGTCCGGACAATGTCGTGCTGTTCCTCGGTCGTCCGGGCGGCCTGATCGGCGTCGAGGGCGTTCCGACCTTCTCGGCGCTCTCGATCTTCGCCTACGAGGACATGAC